TACCAATGATGGGAGATACCCTCAGTTATGAAAATCTTTCAATAACTTTTATTGTTGATGAGTATCTTGAAAATTATATTTCCCTGCATGAATGGATGACCGCAATTGGATTTCCTAAAAATAGAAAGCAATTTTCTGATTTTAGATCGTCAACAGCTAGTACACCGATTGCAACACAAGGTACGAGTAATGATATTGGTGATGTAAAACCAGCAACATCTGCAAGAGGGATGTTTGGCGATGCGATTCTTACCATGCTGACCAATAAAAATAATCCAGTGGTCGAGGTTCGTTTTCAAGATTTATATCCTGTTGCACTTGGAGCATTGGAGATGACACAGACCGCAACAGATGTTGAATATATATCTGTAAGCGCAGATTTTACTTATAAACTATATGAGATTGTGACACTATAACGGAGACTTTATGACCCTTGATGAATTGAAAGTTCAGGTTGAAAAAGACCTGACAATAAATGATGAACGATTAGATACCGAATCCCTAAGAAGCCAAGAACTCTATTCCAAATATCTAGACTACAAAACAAATTTTGAACTTTTAATGCACCGAGCAAAAGGTGAGTATAAAGTTTTATATCGTGAGAAATGGGAATACTACGGTGGTAAGGCTGATGTAAAAATTTATGTAACTAAACCTTTTGACCTAAAAGTTCTCAAAACAGACTTACACGTTTACATAGAGTCTGATGAGGACATTATCAAATCAGAACACAAGGTTGCATATCTGGAATCGGTAATTAAATATATTGATGGTATTCTCAAATCGATTACTAATCGACAATGGGATATTAAAAATGCAATCAGTTGGAGACAGTTTGAAGCTGGAATGGTATGAGTGGATTTCTTGGGAAGTGGATTGGTCACTATGAAAATGTAATCCCTGATGAACTTTGTGATGACATTATATCTTATACTATAGAAAGTAAGAAGTTGTCCCCATCTACATATTCTACGCACGATAGCACAAGTCCTAAGAGTTCTCAGAGGGTGTTTATGGACGATGTATGGTTTCGCGACGGTGAAGACAAATACTACGAGGAAATGAAAGAACACACACTAAACGTCCTTAGTAACTATCAAAAAATTCATAAAGTTGTTTGTAAGAGATATACAGATTTCAGAATAAACCGTTATAGTAGTGGTGGGTTTATGTCGGAACACATAGACAATATCCATCACTCGCATGGCCAACAATATGGCTATCCCCACTTGTCAGTATTACTTTTCCTAAACGAAGATTACAAAGGTGGAGAATTTATGGTTGCAGATAATGAATACAAAACCAGCAAAGGATCTGCAATTATTTTTCCATCTAACTTTATGTTTCCTCACAAGGTAAACAACATAGAATACGGTACAAGGTGGAGTGTGATATCATGGTTAATGTAAAAACCTACCAGTGTTTTCCAACAATGATACATGAGTTTCGTGGAGAACAAACCGCAAAATCTCATACGGATATGTTAAGCGTCGTCAAGTTTGAAAGTAGGACAGATACCTTGCATCAACGTCCGGCTTTCCAAAACCTTACTAAAAGAGTTTTAGAGTGTAACAAACACATTTTAGATACAGATAAGTATCAATATGAAAACATAGAGATAACAAATATGTGGGGAAACACTTTATCACGGGGTGATGATCATCCACCACATACGCACTCTAATAATATATTATCTGGTGTTTATTATCTACGAGCATCTGAGGAAGCTTCCCCGATACAATTTTTTGATCCACGACCACAAGCATCAACATTTAAACCAAGAAATAAATCTAACTGGAATAACTCTAGCATGATTCAATTTAATCCTGTAGTGGGTATTGGATTTATATTTCCTTCTTGGTTGATGCATTGGGTTCCACCTACTAAGGCGGAGAGAGTTAGCATATCATGGAATATAATCGTCAGAGGCGATTACGGTGAGCCGAATACTTTGCAAAATGCACATATCTAAACTTGACGAAGTATATTTAAAACTTGATGTTGACTCTGGACTTGCAAGAGAGCTGTCAGATTATTTTACGTTTGAAGTGCCAGGAGCTAGTTTTATGCCTGCGTATCGTAATAAAGTCTGGGACGGTAAGATACGATTGTTTTCTATACAGACAGGAAAAATTTATGTTGGGCTATTACCTTACATAGAACAGTTCTGTTCAACAAATGAAGTCGAATATATATTAGACGGAGAAGTAAAAGATGAGAAGCTCAATTTACAGAGAGGAACGACGGAAGATTTTATTAAATCTCTCAAACCCACTTCCAACGGAAAACTTCTGGACATTCGTGATTACCAGATTGATGCCGTATATACAGCAATACGAAAGCATCGTGGTTTATTTCTTAGCCCTACCGCTTCTGGCAAATCACTAATCATCTATGCGATTGTAAGATACTATAATATTTTATTAGGGGAACGGAAGATACTGATTCTTGTTCCAACTACATCACTGGTAGAACAAATGTATTCTGATTTTATTGATTATGGTTGGAGCGATGATTACTTACACCGTATATATGCTGGACATGAAAGGGATACTGATAAGTCAGTAGTTATCTCTACATGGCAGTCTCTATACAAAATGAAGAAACCATACTTCAAACAGTTTGGTTGTATTATAGGTGATGAGGCTCATTTGTATAAAGCAAAATCTCTTACCACTATATTGACAAAACTTGATATGTGTAAATATAGGTTCGGTTTGACAGGAACTTTGGATGGAACACAAACTCATCAACTAATACTAGAGGGGTTGTTTGGTTCTGTACAGAGAGTTGCATCCACAAAAGAGTTGATGGATAGAGGAACTTTAGCTGAATTAGAAATAAAATGTATCGTTTTAAGACATACAGAAGAAGAGAGTAAAGAGATACGAGGATTATCTTATGCTGAAGAAATTAACTACTTGGTGGGCCATGACAGGCGTAATGATTTTATTATTAACCTTTGCGATAATCTGGAAGGAAACACACTTTGTTTGTTTCAACTGGTTTTAAAACACGGTAAATTTCTATATGATGAAATGAAGAACTTTGATAGACAGGTTTTCTTTATCTACGGAGGAACAAACGCAGAGACAAGGGAAAATATTCGTGCAATTACAGAAAATGAAAAGAACGCAATCATTGTTGCGTCTTATGGTACATTTAGTACTGGTGTCAATATTAGGAATCTACATAACATCGTGTTCGCAAGCCCAAGTAAGTCTAAGATTAGAGTGCTCCAGTCGCTTGGAAGAGGATTGCGTAAAACTGAAAATAAACGTACCGTTCGACTTTTTGACATATCAGATGATCTTAGCCACAAAAATCACAGGAACTTTACATTAAACCATTTTTATGAACGAATAAATATATACAACGAGGAACAATTCGATTATAAAATCGACAGAGTAAAACTATGAACACTAATTACCGAATATTAAAATTATCAAATGGTGAAAATATTATCTGCAATATTAAAGATCAGAATGAAAGTGATATTATGATAGAGGTAACTGCACCCCTAAAGATGGATATTATGAGCCATGTAACTGAAGAAGGGATTGTAGAGGGTTTAGCCTTAACTCGATGGGTACAACCATTTACAGATGAAAAAAATATTCCAATTAATAAAGCTACAATTATAACAATGGTTCCAGCATCTTTGGGGATGAGTAGGTATTATGAATACGTTTTAAGCGGTATAAAAGGAATGAGATTAGTTACGACTACAACAGAAGACATAGAAGAAGAACCAACTAATGAAGAATTAGAACAAATTGAATTAGAATCCGATATAGAGGAATCATCTGAGTTTTTAAAGAGACATACTAGAACAATTCATTAGTACTATTATCCTCTGGCACATATAGAATTATACAGATAAGTTGAGGTATTGTCAATACCTTGACATTACTACACCTTATAGTGTATAGTATATAGTTAATTAAGTACAATTGTACATGAACAAAAGGACGAAGAAGAAAAATAATGGCTAAAAAGAAAACGGTTCATTATGTTAATAATGTAAAATTTCTAGAAGCTTTAACAGAGTGGAATGAAAAATGTGAAGAAGCAGAGGCAGCGGGAGAGCCAAGGCCACAAATTACAAATTATATTGGCGAATGTTTTTTAAAAATTGCAAACGGACTTTCATATAGACCAAACTTTATTAACTATACTTACAAACAGGAAATGATTTCTGATGGTATAGAAAATTGTTTGCAATACATACACAACTTTAATCCCGAAAAATCCAAGAACCCCTTTGCATACTTTACACAAATTATATACTATGCATTTATCCGTAGGATACAAAAAGAAAAAAAGCAAACTCACATCAAGCACAAGATGATTGAGAACCAAGAATATATAAGTTACGTTACGTTAGAAGGTGACGACACAAAATATTCTGTGGGGGGATTCGATCCAATGATTATGGTGCCCGATGAAGCTGTGTACAAACCAAAGAAAAAGGAAACTCAATCAAAAACTGTAGGTCTGGAAAATTTTATGGAGACTGATACTTGAAGATTGCCTTGATCACGGACACCCATTTCGGTGCTCGTAATGATAACTTAAATTTTAATGACTACTTTTACCAATTTTATGAAGGCATATTTTTTCCTTTTTTACAACAGAACAACATAAAACATTGTATTCATTTAGGTGATGTACTCGACAGACGGAAGTATATCTCTTATCGTATTGCAAAAGATTTCCGTGAGCGGTTCATCGCACCATTCAATCATCTTGAGGTGCAGCTGCATATGCTTGTGGGAAACCATGATATATATTTTAAAAATACGAATGATGTAAACTCACTCACTGAGCTATTATCTGATAAATTTGACAATGTTCACATTTACGCAGAAGCACAGGAAGTTGATTTTGATAAATTTCCGATACTGTTGATGCCGTGGATTAATCCACAAAATGAAGTTTATGCAATGGGTATGATGGATGAGACACGCGCCGACACAATGTTGGGTCACTTGGAGATTGATGGATTCCAGATGCATAAGGGATATGAATCTCAAGGTGGATTATCGAAGAAAGAATTTTTAAAATTTGATACGGTAATGAGTGGACACTTTCATCACAAGTCTGATGACGGACAAATTTATTATCTAGGTTGCCCGTATGAAATTACTTGGAGCGATTACAACGATCCAAAGGGGTTCCATGTATTCGATACGGAAACAAGAGAACTACATCGCATTGTTAACCCATATAAAATGTTTAATAAGATTTATTATGATGAT